TTAAATTTTATTCAAAAAATCCAATCTATTTTACTCAGATAAAATGTTCAAACTTTCTGAGTAAAATTTAAAATTCATACTTTTCTATATTAAAAAAACGTATTTTAAAAAACTTTTTTTCTCTGAAACTTTGTTTAAACTTTCTGAGTAAAATTTAAAATTCATACTTTTCTATATTAAAAAAACGTATTTTAAAAAACTTTTTTTCTCTGAAACTTTGTTTAAACTTTCTCCATTTTAATAAGTCTTTTACAAAAGTTATAAATAATAAAAAATTCTTTTCATATAAGGTTTTAAATGACAAACGTAATAAATGAACTTAAAACTGCATTAGGTGCTGGAGCACGTGCCTCAAAATATAGAGTCACTTTATCATTTCCTGGCGGTGTTTCAACTGCATCTAATCAGAGAAATATTTCAGTTTTAGCAAAGGCTACAACTTTTCCATCAATGACAATTGGTGTAATTGAAGTTTTCAATCAAGGTAGAAAGTTACCATTACCCGGTGATACAACTTTTACCAATTCTTGGAATATTACATTCTATAATACAGAAGGTCATGATTTGCGTCGTGATTTTGTTGCATGGATGGCTTCAATTGATCACTACCAGGATAACAAACATTCTGGAGTTCCAGCAAATCTGATGATAGATGCTACAGTTTCACAGTTAGATTCAGCTGGTAATGAAACTGCTAAGTACACATTCCATAATCTATTCCCATCTGAAGTTGCTGAAATTTCAGTTGCTGCAGAAACTTTAGATACTATTCAGGAATTTGATGTTACATTCACGTTCTCTGACTGGGTAGTTGGTGGTAATACTGTTCAAGAACCAGGTTCAGCTAATGCTCCAACCTTAAATGACACAGCACTTTAAAAGGTTTTAAAAGATTTAAACAATGAAGGGTGTAAACGTTCAGTTATCAAAAAGTGATTCTAAAAAGATGCTTAAAAAACTAATTAGAAGGTCTAAGAGAGTTCAAAAGTATCTTATTCCAGGGAATCTTATTTTGACTTTGTATGATGCTAAATATGAAGCACCGTATGATGGTCGCCCTTTGTTTTTAGTTTTAGCAAAAAATTCAAATCATGTTTTAGGATTAAATTTTCACTGGCTTCCTATAAACATGAGAATGAAATTGATTTACGCTATTTTAAAACTTAATTCTAGAAATATCAAAGATCAAAAACCACTTGAATTTTCTTATAAGCAATTAAAACCATTTTTAAAACGTTTTAACTATGCTCCTTGTGTAAGATTATACATTAGAAAAAGATTTGCTCCGAAAGGTGCGGTGATTCCTCCAGAGCATTTAGTGGAAGTTGCTAGAATTGATACTGCGATTTTTACTGGAATTAGTGCTGAAAGGGCATACGCTTTAGCTAGAACTAAACATAACAAGAAACATTAAACAAAATTCGAGGTAAAATTTATATGTTAACTAAGAACGATATTGTAAACGCTCAGAAAGGTGATTTTTCATCATTTTTCGAAGCAGTGAAGAAGACTTTAGAAGAAAAGTTAGATGACAATTCCTTTATTAAAAATTCAATGAGTAAAATTGAATATTACAAGAATTTAACTGATACTCTAGGTTCACTTGGTTCAATTTCTGAGTCTGAGTGCAAAGATTGTGATGATTCAGACGAAGATGATTATGACGAGTTAGAAGATTCTGAAGATGATGATGAGTCAGAAGATTCTGAGAAAGATGAAGATGATGATGAGTCAGAAGATTCTGATGATGACGATGAAGATTAAAGGGTTTTAAAACTATGAAACTTATATTTGATATCGATTCAAATTCTACCATCGAAAAAGTTGATGAACTCAATGAGACAACTGGTCAAGTTGAGAAAAGGTACAAGATTAAAGGTATTTTTTCAACAACCAATACTAAAAATCGTAATGGTAGAATTTATCCTGAAAAACTTTGGAAAGAGCAAGTTGAGAAGTACCAAGATGTGATTGCATCTGGTTCAATCAACACTTTAATGGAATACGAGCATCCAGCACGTTCAACTGTAGACCCAATGGAAGCAGTTGCAAAAATCAATAAACTGTATATTGATGGAAAATACGTAATGGGTGAAGCAGTTCTGTTAAATAACACAAAAGCAAATCAATTAAAATCTTTAATTGACAATGGTGTTAAAATTTCTGTTTCATCTCGTGGTGTTGGATCTGTAGTTGATTCAGTTGTTAAAGATTTTAACTTAATTACGTATGATATCGTTTCAAACCCATCTGATTATAATGCAACTATGAATGGTGTTTGTGAGTCATATCAGTTAAATGAAGGTGTAATTGATGATTTACACTTTGAGTACGACGGAAATGGTAACATTATCAAGAGTAAAGTTTCAGAAAGTGCAGATTCTGATTCTGTAGATTCTGAAAACATTGATACTTTAATTTCAGAAAATCTTGAAGACGTACAAGATCATTTAACAAAAAAATTAACTGATTTTTTCAAAAGTCTTTAAAAATATAGTTTGAAAAATATAAATAGAAATAATAAGTTAAGAAAACAAATTTAAAGTTATAAATATAAATATAAAAATTCTTTATGAATGGAGAAATCATGCTAGAAAACCTTTTTGAGTCTGTTGACGAAAAAGTGTTCACACCAGCAATGAAAGAGAAGTTAACCGAAGCATTCAACGATGCTGTAGAGGCAAAATCTCATTTAATTGCCGAAGATATGAGCGCTGAGATTAAGTCACAGCTGAATGAAGAAGCAGAGACTTACAAGCAACAGCTTGATGAAGCATTTGAAAAGTACACGGATGATTATCAGCAACAGCTTGTTGAAAATCTCAACACTTATTTATCTAAAATCGTTGACGATTTTGTAAATGAGAATGCTTCAAAGATTGATTCTTTAGTAAAACCATATAAGGCAGATGCTTTACTAGCTCTTTTTGAGAAATCAGCAAATCTTGTTGGTAAAGAGATTGGTGATGTTATCAAGCCATCAAATATTGATGAGTCGGAAGACATTCGAAATCAGTGTAATTCTTTAATGTCTGAGAATATGTCTTTAAAGAATGAGTTATTCGATGTTAAGAAAGCAGCAATTTGTGCTGAAGTTTCTGAGTCATTAACATTACCTCAGACTCAGGCATTCAAATCATTAGTTGAGATGCGCTTTGACAACATTTCTGATTCTGAAAAATCAGAAATGTCTTTAAGCGAAATTAAAGAGTCTATTTTAAAGATTAAGAATAGTATTGAAGCTGTTTCTGATGTAAATAATTCAGAGTCAGATTCTTTAGATGAGTCTGAGACAGATTCAAATGCACAATTTTCAAAAGAATCTTCAACCGCTTGGAAGAGATTCGTATAAAATTAAACTACCGGAGTTATAATATAAAATTATGAAGTCAATCAATGAAATTCTTACTGAGAGTTTTGACAACACTTTCCAGTGTCAATTACTCGATTCAAGCAAGTATGCAAAAATTTCTGATGTTCAGAAAGCAGACATGTTAAAGCTTTTTGAGAATACTCAGAACTTCTACAACATGGCACAGGTAAATGAAGGTACATTGTCATCTGACGTTGCACAGTTCACCCCTATTCTTTTACCTATCGTTCGTCGTGTATTCCCTAACTTAATTGCTCATGAGATTTTAGGTGTTCAACCAATGAGCATGCCAACTGGTTATATTTATGCATGGGTTAACAAGTATATCGGTGATGGCAATCGTCCCGGTGATACTGCTGGTAAGAAGGTTGTTTTAATCAAGACCGATAAGCTAACTGACGCTACTTTAAATGGTGCAGTTAGTGGTGTTGGTGGTACTTTATTACATAAGGAAGAGAACAAGAATGGTTTCTTCGCTTTAGTAGCAAATCCTACAGAGACCGCTGTTGATACTGATGTTGGTTCAAATGCTAAGGTTAAAGCAGTTTATACAAACGAAGCTTCATTCTTAAGAATCTTAACTCATTACACTGGTGCTTACAGCACAGCTGCTGGTGAGGTTCTTGGTAAGGATATGAAAGAACTCGGTTTCGAGGTTACCAAGAAAGCTATCGAAGTTCAGACCCGTAAGGTAAAGACTCCATTCACAATGGAAATGTATCAGGACTTAAAAGCACAGCATGGTCAGTTAGCTGATGAGGAGTTAATCAACTTAGCTTCTTACGAGTTACAGGCTGAAATTGATCGTGAGTGTGTTGAAGCTGTTAACAGCTGGGCTAGAGTAGCTCCTGATTCAAATATCATCACTGGTACTGATTATAAGGATATGTCAGGCCGTTGGGAGATCGAGCGTTACCGTGCTGAAGCTATCCGAATTGATAAGGAAGCTGTTTTAATCGGTCAGAACGTTAAGAACGGCAATGGTGGTAATACTCTAATTGTTTCACCTAAGGTTGCTGTAATGCTCCGTCAGTTAGATGGCTTTGCATTATCACCTAAGTTCAATCAGTTAGATATTCCAGGTGCTGGTGGTGTTGCTGGTATCTTCGATGGTCGTTACAAGGTTATTGTTGATCAGTACGCTACAAATGATTACTGCACTGTTCTTTATAAGGGTAATGAGAGAACTGATGCTATTGGTTTCTATGCTCCATATGTACCAATTTCATTCACAAGAGTTCAGAACCCTGATACTGCTCAGCCAGCAATCGTTGCTTCAACTCGTTATGCTTTAACTGCAATTCCTGGTGTTGAGTCAGCAAATGCTTTAGATCGTGCCCAGACTTATGCAACTACTTACGGTATTGATTTCTCAAAGACCGTTTTAGCATAATCTAAAACAATCTAAAATGTATAAGAGGAATCTCGAAAGAGATTCCTTTTTTATTTTCAGTGTTGTCAATCCTCATCCTCAACCCCATTTCAACTGATTTCATTTTATAAAAAATGTTACGTAAATATCAAAAATTTTTTAAAAAATTGTTTACTTTTTAAATTTTTTGTGTTATAATAATAATGTAAAAAGAATTTTTAAAAAGGAAAACATTATGTATGAAAATTAAACGAGTATATTTTGATTGCTTCGCAGGGTAATTTGTATCAATGGGCTAAGGCTCACAATCTGGATTATCACTCACTAAGAGCCAAACTACACGGTACACGTGAAATGGACATTGACACTTTAAAAAAGCTTGCTGAAATTCTAGGAGTTGAGGTTAGTGAGTTGTTATTTAACTTAGAGGAATAGAAAAATGTTAGCCGAAAAAATCAAAAAGCAAATTGATAAAGACATGTTAAAGAAATATCCAAAGGGAATTGAAAATGACAACTCGGGAAATTAAAAACTTACTCAGACTTTATAAAGAATTTAATGAAACAAACTTAGAAGCAATTCATACACTTGAGTCTTCAGATGATTACTCGAATAATCTTGAATTGCTTAGAGAAATGATCAGAAATGCAGAATCAATGTGCGATCTTTTAAAGGTTATTGAAAGGTATTTCAGATAAAGGGAGTTAAAGTTATGGGATTAGATGCAACTATCAGAACTAAAGACAAAGAAATTTCAAATTTCAGAAAATACATTATTGAATTGGATGTTCTGTTTTCTGTTTAACAATGGTTACATTTCCAGATAAGTTTGGAATGTTTTTAACATTGAATTTCATAACTTGTTTACTATTTTTAATTGAACTTTTATTTAAGAGGATAAAAATTCATGATTATTGGAATTTGCGGTCATAAAGGCTCTGGAAAAGATTATCTTGCAAATATTTTAAAAGAGTATACTGGGTTTAAAGTTGTTCATTTCGCTGATCCTATAAAGGATATTCTGTGTGATCTTTTCAAGATTACTAAAGACGAATTAAATGAACTTAAGGATTCTGAAGACCTTAAAATTCTTGGAACAAACATGCGTTCTATTTTACAGACATTTGGAACAAATATAATGCAAACTTTTTGTGGAAAAAGAATTTGGGTAGATCTTGTTTTAAAAGAAGATAATTTAATAATTGCAGATGTTAGATTTCAGCATGAAGTTGATGCAATTCTAGAAAAAGGTGGTTTCATTATTAAATTAGATTCTCCTTGCTTAGATTCTCACATTTCTGAGTCTGGAATTGATAAAATACCTGATTCGTGTTTTAAATACATCTTTGATAATACTAAGAAAGATACCTCAATTTTAGACTTTGCGTATAAAGTTCACGGTGATCTGAATGTTCAATAATGTTGTTGTTAGTATTATCAGTTGTACTTCTAAAAATTCTGTGATAGGAATTGATGGAAAATTACCATGGTATTATCAAAATGACTTGAAATTCTTTAAAAATGTAACTTCAGGTTATCCTGTTATAATGGGTAGAAAAACTTTTGAATCTATTGGAAAAGCACTACCTGGACGTTTAAACATTGTTATTTCAAGTTCAGAAATTAGTGATAGTAATGTAACCAGAGCAGTTTCGCTTGAAAATGCTTTAGAAATATGTTATTTCAATAAAGCAAATAGAGTATTTTTAATCGGTGGAGAAAGTGTTTACAAATCAGGACTTAAGTACGCTGATGAAATTCTTTTAACAAGAATTTTAAAGAACGTTAAAGGCGACAGAAAATTTCCAAGAATTCCAAGGAATTTTAAAATTGATTCTTATGATTTTGATAAAACCGAAGAATTCGATGCAGTATTTTTAAGATATTTAAGATCTGATTTATCTTTTTTAAAATACCTTAAAAACAGATTAAAATACAAACTTTTAAATTTTGTGAATAAAATGAATTGGTGAAAAATTCGGTGAATTTGGTAATTTTCAAAGGAAATTAAAAAATTATCTTATAAATCAATAACTTAGTTTAAGTGATATTTTTATTAAGTTATTGATTTTAAAGACAATTTTAAAATTGATTAAAAATTCCATATAGTACATTAGACCTCTGTATTCCTTTTCCTCATTTTAAATTTTGTAACGGACGTTTTAAAAATTTTNAAAAAAAAAGTAGTTTACATTTTAAATTTTTTAGTTTATAATTATAATGTAAAAAGAAATTAAATAAAGGAATATAATATGAAAGTTCAACCTAAAACTAAAGATGAATTAAAAAAGATAATAGCAGATACAATTAAAGATCAAGGCAATAATTGTGACCTTAATTTTATTGATACTTCTGCAATAACTGACATGAGTGATTTGTTCCATAATACTAAATTCAATGGAGACATTTCAAAATGGAATGTATCAAAAGTTGAAGATATGTCTTGTATGTTCTGTAGTTCTAAATTCAATGGTGATATTTCAAAGTGGAATGTTTCAAAAGTTGAAAATATGCGTGCT